TTTTTTTTCTACTGGTTCTTGAAACTTACCGTATGTTTCTACATTGCTGGAATAAAACATTCTGTCACCTTTCCAGGCATCCATAAATAATTCTTTCCCTGATTCTCTTACAGCCTTATATGCAGCAGCATAACCTTTCCAGTTTGCTTGCCAGGCATCCATAAAACTATCAGTTAACTTAGTACCGTAAGGTTTGTATAAAGCATTTTTATATAACGTATGATATGGCCCTCGTATTGCCATAGCCACGTTAGAACTAAAAGCAAGACCCATAGTTCTTAAATTAAATAACTGAGAATCTTTTGCTAATAAATTTGTATGTCTAAACCTCGCATCTTTTAATCTTTTAGGATCATATCTTTTTCTTACGTCTGTTCCCTGGATTCTTATATTATTTAACTCTAAGTTTAACTGATCCATTGCTTCTTTTGGTCTTGTTACGTTTTCAGAGGCAGCAGTAATTACCCTGGCAATAGATTCTTCTTCTGTAGTGTCACCTATTTTTCTACCAACAATACCTAAAGAATCGACATAACCTTCAGCGGATTTTATGTTTTCAGGTATAACAGACGAGGCATCATCTATAACTTCTAATTGATCTGTAAACAACCTACCTTGCTGCGCTTTACCAGCTTTTGACCATTGATTTCTATAAAAATCGTATGTAGCTTCACTCATTAAAGCTACTTTGTATGTATTGAAAGCTTTACCTAACAATTCTGGCGGTACTTCTGCATTAGGATTTTTTTCCATAAATATATCTATATCGTCAACAGATTTTATGTATGCTTCTTTACCTGTATCGTGAAACCATCTAGCTCTTACTAAATCTTCTACAAAAGTTTTTTCTCCTTCTGTTAATTTATTTATTGCGTCCAATGCTTCATTTACGCCAATCTTGCCGTCATAAGCATCAGATAACATTTGTGCGCTTTTTATTGGATCTACATTTAAAAATGCAAACCTTTGGTCAAGTGTATCTTTACCAGCTCTAAGCAATGCCTGGGAATAATTAGCCCAATTAGAAACTACTTCTTCTGGTCTGTCTCTTAATTCTTTTACAAAGTTAGTAGGTTGATTCTTAGGAATACTTACACCTGGTTTCTTTTCAGCTTGTATTGCTTCTTTTATAAATTTTTGTGCTTCTAAATCTTCTAAATACTTGGCAGTACGATCCATTGCATCAAGAAACTTATCGTCACCTGGCATCTGGTTGGACATCTGTATTGCCTTCATTTTTGCAATTTGTTCGTCAATCTCAGCTTTTTTTCTAATTAATGATTGACGTTGTTCAAATAAATCATCACATTTAGACATTAGATGCAACCTCCTTTTGCTACTGCTGTATCCCAACCAGCAAGCATGTTGTCGTATTCAATCTTTTTAGTGATTAAATATTCATTTATGCGATTAGTTAGTTCGGGGATACTACGGCTTGTGTCAGCATCCATCCTTGTAATTAACCCTTCAAGTTGTGTTGGTGTTAACTTATTTATTAATGCCTTTTGTGCTACTTGTCCACTAGCTGCCATTTCAAAAACATCTACATAAGTTGGATCTTTGCCTAGTATAAACCTAAGTTTTTTGCCAAATTCATATAAATATTTTTTCATTCTTTCATATACAGCTTTCAATCCACCATTTTCTAATCTTAATTTTTTATTATTTAACCAATGACCAAACGCTTCAGCTTGTATTTCTTTTGCTTCCATACCAGGTTGAAAATTACCCCTAGATCGTTTAATAATAGATGTCATCTCTTTTAATGCTTCTGGTGTATCTAATGCGCCAGCAAGCTTGGGATTGCCAATCTCATCCAACCAACCCTGTACTGAATGAAATGCTTCATGGTATGCGTCCACACGAAAAGGTCTTCCGTTTTCTGCAACGCCTGAAATTAGTCCTCCGTAACGCTTCTCTATACCTGGATACAGAGCCAGAAATATTGAGTTCCGAGAAGCATGTTCTGAACCACGAGGAACAAAAACGGCTGTGGGTTGACCCTCTGCCACCGCACTTAATGGATCATCAGGATTACGAGCCATAAATGTAGCCAAATCTGGCCTCCATTTTGCTGTTGATCTTATGTTTTCATCTCTACCAAACATTCTGTTCATGTTTAGTGTTTCTAAATATCTGACTCTACTTGGATCTATACCAGCAATAATTGATGCTTCTTTCATTGCCTTGCTTGCTTCTAATGCTAAATCCTGGCTTTGTTCAAATATTTCTTCAACACTACCGCTAATACGCCTACCCCAATCTGCCAAACGATCAGCATAGCCAATATTCATTCTTTCTTTTGCCGCCTGGAGCTGCCTTCTTACTACATCTTCGTTGTATGTTCCACCAGTAAAATCTACCATTGGACTAAAACTCATTCTTGGTGCTTCAAAAAATCCCTGGTCAGGTACTTTGATAAGCATGCCAGCAGCATTACTTGCAGCAGCACTACCAGTTTCTGCCTTTACATAGTCTTTGACAAATTGATGTACTTTACTTCCGTGTATTCTTGCCTTGTCAGGATCTACACCTTGCTGTTTAAGTAACGCAATTATGTCATCTTCCCTTGCAGACTTCTTTGCTTTACTTCTAATAATGTATGCAACTCTATCTAAATCGTTATCAAAATCAATTTCACCTAAACCATAACGAGGTTTCATCCTGGCAAACTCATTAGGCAATGTAAATCCTGTTGTTTTTGCTGCTTTTTTGTTTAACTCGTTTACTACTAATTCATATTCTGCCTGGCTAACTAATCTTGTATCTATAGAACTAGATGCAGCATCTTCTAAATCAGTAATTTTTTTAAGTTCAGCTTCAAATAATTGATTACCTATTTGCTCGCCATCTTCATATAACTTTTTAATATTTGCATCTGAAACTAATTCTAATCTCATTTTTTCAGTTTTTTTCTTAGTTTCAACGTATGGAAATTGTGTTCGTTTTTGAGCAATATTGTTTTTTACTCTTTCTGTTAAAGGAAATCCACCTTGTTCTAGTTCTAATTTTTTAGCCTTTAACTGATCTATAGACATAGTAGGCACTTGTTTTCTTAATTTATTTATTGGATCTGTAATCATATCAAATTCGAATTTACGATTACCCATTTCCATTTGTTTAATAAAATCTCTTTGTTTTTTCTGTTCGTAAGTCATATTATCCCAGCCCATTTCAGCTCTTTTCTGCGCAATACGATCTGCATTTATAGCATTATCTAGTGTTTTATGTTCATCAGCAAGCCTTAATTCATCAGCCATTAATCGTATTGAATCGCTATCTACTTTGCCATCTCTAAGGTTATTAATAACTTTTGTAGAGTTTACGTTTGTTGCTTTAGGTGTATTTATTAAAGGTGTAGTTGGAGGTCTAACTTCGCCATTTTGCGCTGCCTTTTTAATAATATTATTGATCATTACTCTTCTATCAGGTAAATCTGTTGATGTTGGTAGTTCTGTTTGTATCTCAGGTGTCTTAGTTGGTACGACAGGATTATCTAATATTTCATTTATTATTTTTGGCTGTATTCTTCTTGTAACTACTCCAACTTTTGCGCCCTGGCTTATTTGTTCTGCACCTTCATTTAACAACTTACTTATATTTGTATCAGCATATTTTTCTGCATCAAACTGCGCTATTGCAGCATCAGCAAAATTCTTTTGATTTGCAGCTTCAAACCTATCAATCTTACTACCAGCAGCTTCTAGTCTATCTGCACCAGATCCAGCTCTTCTGAATAAATTGCGATCCTGGACTAAGTTTCTTTTTATTGATGCAGCTAATTGACCTTTTTCAATCATTAAATTAAGCATTTCTGTATTACCAAACAAATCAACCTGGCCGCCCTCTGCTGTAGGTGCATTTTTAGCTTGTTGTAATACCTCAGAGAAAGTTGCGTCAGTAACGTCTTTCTTTTGTAAAACTTTATATGCAGTTTGCATACCAGTTTCATCAAGACCACTACCGCCAAGTAATAATCCTCTGTTTTGTGTTATTTTGCCGTCTAATACATCCTGGTAAATATTTGCTGGTAATTTACTAAGAGCTAAACCTTTTGATGCTGTACCTGACTTTAAAGGTATGCCTATATCTGTTAATTGTTCTGGACTTGTTATTTCTGATTCCTTAAGAAAACTTGCAGCGTCAAATGGCGTACCACCGCCCTGGGCGATGTTAGTTAATGCACCTTGCCTTCTAGCACCAATAGCATCTGGAGAATCTAAAAACTCTACTTTAACTGACGGTATTCCAAGTTCTTTTGCTTTTGCTAATCTGTTATGTCCATTAACAACATAAGTAAATCCGTCTTGTGGATCTTCCCATACCTGGACTACACCTTCTAAATCGTTGTTCCATTTTTCTACACCTTCTAATGATTGACCTTTTTGTACACCTTGAGCATCTACACCGCCCTTAAATTGAAATCTTACTGGATCTAATTTTATTTCTTCTATGTTTAAATATGGCATACCCATTAATCTGTTAGGCATTAATGTTTTACCCTCACCTTTTAATTTTTTAATTCCACTTACTACATCTTGCCTTGTAAATTGCTCAAACTCTTTACCAGTAGCTTCTGTTATTGCGTCTGACAATTCTGTGCCATTTTTAGGATTAGCAAGAGACAATAAATTATCAGTTGGTACTTGATTTATACGAGTATTAATGTCAGTTATTGCAAGGCTATTTGTAGGTGCTGATACATCGTTGTATTTTAATAATTGCTGATCGCCGTCACCAACTCTTTTTGATACCTCTTCTATAATTTCAGGAATATTATTTTCAGCCTGGGCTACTTCCGCTATTTGTGTATCGTCTAAATTTTCTAAAGCTTCTTGTACTGAATCTGATTCTGGCGTTTGTGGCGTAATTTTTTCTGCATTAGTTCCTTCAGGATCTACGGTTTTTGTAAAAGCAACTTTACCGCCAGCATCTTCTGTAATTATGTTGTCAGCTTTTTGCTGATCACGAAACATTCTTCTAAAGTTTGTTAAAGTTTCGGATGTTTTTGCTCTTTGTACATTAGAAAATAATCCTTTTATTTGTTTAGCATTTAAACCAAGCGCAGCTAAAGATGAAAGCCCTAAGTTATAAGGAAAAGCAGCTTGCGATGCTTCTGTCATGCTCATGCCTGGCTTTGTGCCAAAATTATTTCTGTTGTCATCTAAAAATGTGCTAGGCACTTCATCAATAGCATTAATCGCACCAAGTCTTCCTAATGCACCCATAAAAGTTTTGGCTTTTGTTGGATCTAAACCTTGCATTAATTTTGCTACTGCTGGAATTTGTGAACCAGCAATATTACCAACGCCTCTTGTTAAAAATGCTAAATAAATATTTAACATTAATGCTGACCGCATATCATCGCCATTTTTTTCAGCAGCCGTCATTTCTGAAGGTGGTTTAAAACCGCCAATTTTATATGCTTCTTCTACAAATTCATCTGCACCTCTACCTATTTCATAATCTGTATAATCACCTTTTCTCATATCTGTAACAGCTTTCGTAGCGTTACCAATAGCTTTTATAGTTCCTAATGCTGCCGTATTATCTAAATGCGTAGGCAATGCTAAGTCAAAGCCCAGGTGCATTAAAGATCCAAATAATTTACCCCTATCACCACCAGTAACATTACCTTCAGATACTTTGTTTATATAATCGCCATAAGCTTGGTAAGCCGTAGCAGCTTTGCCCTGGGTCAAATCCCACCAGGGGTAATTAGGCTTTTCTTCTTCTTTTTCTTCTTCTGCTACAAGAGTTTCTTTTTCTTCTACAGGAGGTGTAATTAGCTCTTTATCTTGCTGGTCTTGATTTAGTTCCATAATTTAACCTCTGTAAATAAGACGTTTAGGTGCTGTTCCTGATAAGACATAAGCAACATAATTAGTTGCGTCAGATAATTGACCGTCTCCAGGAGACATACCTTTTACTGAATCTTTAAGACCCAAAAGCTTGTTACCCTTTTGTAAAAGAAAATTTTTATCTTCTTCGCTAGGGTAAAACTCTTCATCTTTATAATGCTCCAAAGTATCAACAAGTAACTGAAATGGCGAGATATTGTATTTATTTGCAAGTGATCGCATTGGCATAGGTATAAGCTTGCCCTCCAACGCTAGTTTTAAAACTTTTTGCGTATCATTTGCAGACATTATTGGAAATTCTTTGTAGTCTCTTTTTTCTATTCTAGATTCTGGCACAACATCTAAACTAGATAATTTATATGTAGGCGGCGCATCTACAACTTCTTTTTTCTTTTTATCTGCTTCTATTGCATTTCCAAATATTGCGTCTAACGCTTCTTTGTCTTTATTAAATTCAGTAATTGTATCTTCAATAATTTTTGTTTGCTCTGCTTGATCTAAGCCGCCTTTTTCATTTATTTCAGCAGAAATATTTGCATATATTTTATTTTCCAATGCACTTTTATAACTCATTGACGATTCTTGCTGGTTAGCTTTTAAATTGCCTATATATTCTTGTACATCCATTTTACTTATATCTTTGCCTCTCATAACAGCAGTAGCTACATCTGGATAATATTTTTCTGTCATAAGTGCAGTAGCGTCTTTTATTTTTGTATTAATTATGGTTGTTTCGTATGCACCACTAGCTTCAGACCTTTTTTGCCTTGTCATAGTTGCAAATTCTTTCCATTTTTTTGCCTTATATTCTGCAAGTTCTGGAGGTGCGCCAGCTAATGCTTCTGTAAGTTCTTTTCTTACAGCAACTTCATCAAACATAACTCCATGCTTACTTTGATTTAATGAAAATATTTCTTCAACAGGTGCAGTATTAAATGTAAGTTTTGCTTGATTTTCGTCCATTTCATCTATTTCTTTAAATAATTTTATGCGTTTGTGATATGGCATACTTTCATCGCTAAGTAATTCAGCAACTTTTTGGTTATATTCCTGGCTACCTTTTTCTAGCGAAACAATATTTTCAGCCCATTTTAATACAAAATCTTTTTCTCCTTTTTCTTCATTTCTTTTATTTATTTGATGGGCAGCATTACCTATTTTGTTTGACTCAATAAGAAAATCTTTGCCATACATTTCACCAGCAGTAGTGTATTTAGTTACTTTGCCTTCTTCATCAGTAACCATAACTACTGGTACGCTTTCTAACATTCCTAAAAACTGTTCAGCTTTTTGACTATGTTTTCCTTTTGGATCTAATGCTTCTACCTCTAATTGCGCCCTTAATGCAAGCAATACATCTTTTTTAAATTCTGTAGGCTCTAATGGTAAACCTAATTTTTTTACCTGGTCGTTAAGAATAGTACCTAAACCAGCTATAAGTTCATTTTCTGTTGTTTCTTCTTTTTTCCAATTTGTTAATGCTTGATATAGTTGCGCTTTTGTTAATGTTGTTTGCAAAGCTTTTTGGTATTTAACATGTGCTTTTAAATGTTTTTCGTTAAAATTTTGCCAAGCTTTGTTGACAGAAGGAATTGTGTAGTCAATAAAACTTGCGCTTGTTTCATCAACACCCCAATCTTGTGCTAATTGGGTAACGCCTTCGGCTTTTACCTGGTCAAGTCTTGGGTTTAATGGATCTAAAGATATTATTTCTGAAGCGTATTTGTTATATGCTCTATCCATATATATTCCAGCTTCGCCAGCAGCTAATTTACTTAACTGATCTTCTCTAGCTTTTTGCCTCCAAGGGTTAACCTGATCCATCATCATGCCAGCAATAGCATCTTCCCTAGACACTTGCCTGTTAGTAGCAGCGTAATTTTCTGAGCTATTTAATGCTTGCTTATTAGCTAACGACAATGCTTTTAATACATCGTTTCTACCTCGCCTTTCTGATTCGCTTTTTACTACTGGCCCTATCTGACTTACAGCTTGACTTGTTTTTGCCAAAGCATCTGACAACTGTGCAAAGCTGTTATAGCCTTGGACATTCATTTCATTTGATCTTTGTATTATATTTATGCCTTTTGGTGTTGGCATTTCTACTAACTTAGGAGGCGCAGCGGGTTGCTCTGACCTGTAATTTAAAAATCTATTTACTGGTTTAGCAGTAGGATTTAATTGATTTTTTGGAAGTTCTTGTACCATTATTTCAATGCTCCATAAGTAGATAATCCAGCAGATAAACCACCAGAAACTGCGCCAAGCAATGCAGCTCCAGCACTAGGCCCACTACCGACCATTGATGGCCCTGCTGGGCCGATCAAAGTAGGTAACGGTGCAAACGGTGGTATAGGATCAACGTAATCCTGTTGTTGATAAAACTGCTGACTATTGTATTGATTTATGTATTGAGATATAGCCCCAGCTTGTTGTCTGGTGTATTGACTTTCTTTAAATCCGTCATTTATACGTTTTAAAGTTGTAAAATCTCCCACTTGCCTTGCGTAATCATTCATAAGTCTATCTACAGACGGCCCTTCCGTAGCACCAGCAGCAATAGTACTTCTAGCTTTTAATGCCTGAACATTATATTGAAATAACGCTACAGCATCTGACATTGCCTCTTGTTGAAATCCTTGAGCAAAAGCATCACTTGTACTTATAAAATCTGCGCCAGCAGATGACCTAACCCTAGCAACTTCTTCTGCGCTTACTATTGCTTTACTAAGTTCGTAATTTCTTAGAGAGTTTGTGTAAGCAAGACTTTGACCATAATTTACTTTTTCTCCCCAAAATTTATATTGATTGTTAATGTCTGTCTGAGCTGCTTGCTGTCTGGCAGACCAGGACGCAAATTCATCAGATGCTTTTTTGTAAGCTAATTTATTAACGTAATCTTGTCTTTGTGCCTGGTAATTTGCTATCCCACTTAAAAAGTTAAGACCACCAGAAACAATACCAAATCCTACTGCTGGTGAAACCACTATTTAGCCCTCCAAAATTGACAAAATAAAGCCCCTGCATGACCATAAGGTTGCGGTTTTTCAACCGTAAACCCTAAATGCTTAAGCCATTTTATAGATAACTTATTCTTATGATATACCCAATTACCTATAGGTTTACCAACTTCTTTTAAACAATAGTCAACCCACTCACGACCATCAAGGCATAATCTTTTTTTATGGCTTTTTGTAGCTGTTAAACCATCAGTACCTAGTAACCATATAGATTGGTTGGTAACGCCAGTTATACCAACAGGTATGCCGTCATCACCTTCTATAGCTCTGCAAATATCAGACTTTAATACACTTTTAGTTATTGCAGTTAATGGATCTAAATTATGACTTAAACGCACTTCTACTTCGTCAGCCTCCCTCATATCTAAGCCAACTTCCTGGACAACTGCTGTTGTAGGTTTAATCCATTTCATCGTAACGCCCTCGCTTTACCTGTAATTAAAGCTACCCACTCACATGTTGAAAACTTGCAAGGATGTGGCGTATCGTTCTTTATTTCAACATTACATCTTTCTCCCCTAGACATTATTGGAACACTAAACACTCCTTCCTTGTACCTATCGTCGTCAGGATCGTAACCATTGGGCAATGCAGAACCTATTTTTGATATACGACTAGCTAATACAGTACCGTCAAACTTATATACAGCCGTATCTCTTCTTTCTGCTGTCACTTCTATATCAAAATATGCAGTTTCATGGTATCTAAGCTTTGCATGTCTAACTTGTGTTCTTTCTACGTTAGCCGCAGCTTTACCGCCACCTATTTCTTTGTATAACTTAAATTTAGTAAATCTATACCTAAATTCATAACTTTCACCAAAAAATATTGGCGCACCAGTCCAATTACCAGATGCAGTTATTGTGCTACCAGAAGTTATTGTTGACAATAAAACACCACCATTAAATGTCGTATGAAATCCTGACCAGGCTTGTGTAGTTGCGGCAGCAGTAAAAGGTAACGTCCAGGTGGTTGTATTTGCGTTTGCATTATAAGTTCCAGAAGCCACCCTCATAGCAGTTGGTGTTTCATTTGTTGTTGAAACTCTTCTATCTAACAACAACGGATAAGGACTACCAGAAGGGGGTTCTGGACTTCTATCTTGTACTGGTATCTTTTCTAAAAATACTTTTGTGCCATATCTCATTAAACAAAATAATGTTTCTCTAATACATAAAACTTGTAATATTTCATCAGCACCAGCAAAAGTCCAATGACTCCAACTTGATTGCGCTCTTTCTACGCCACCGCTGCCACTTCTTAAAAAATACTTGTAAACATAAATTCTATCTTTAAATCCAGTTTTGTGGCTAAGAGCAAACAACGCATTACTTGTATCGTTAACTGTTATTTTAAAAACGCTACTTGGTACATAAGCAGAAACATAGCCTGTTAAATCTTGTGCATCAGCAGTTAAAGCAGTACCAGCACCACGAACACTAAATTCTCTAAATTGTGAAAAATCACCGTTAGCCTGGCAAAATATAATACCTCCACCAGCAAGTTGTGGTCTAACATTTGTATCTATTTCAAATTGCGTTAAAACTGTAATTTGTGCTGTTGCTGGCGTTAATACTGTTTCTGCTGCATTAAATCTAAATTGATACTGCGAGCTGAATAAAATTAATTCGTCCTGGTACGGCACAGCATACTTTAAAATACTTACTCTGTTGTTACTTGCTACAACATCTATTGGGTCACTATCTAAAACAGCAGTAACTGTTTCTGGAAAAAAATCAAATAACGATCTTACTCTAGATAAAATTACATTTTCATCCGCAAGAAAGCCAAGTCTGTTTTTATAGATAAAAATATCATTTATTGGATTACCTATAAAACTTGGATCAGGTGCTGTTTCCGTATCACCAGCAATACGTTCACCCCAGCTAGGAATCTTTACTTCCCAGGCTACGCCATTTATACTTCCTGATTGAGTAGAACCGTTGGCAGGGCCAAAGAAAAAAGTACCATCAGGTAACGCCACTAACAAATGCGGCATTGTATTAATATCTATTTTGTATTTATCTCCAGGCTTTACTGTTTCACTCCAAGTACCTTCGCCAAATGTTCCGCTTTTAGGTGCAAAAGATACATGAAAATCATCAAAAGCATTAGTAGGATCACCTTCTATAGTTACTTGGTAATTACTAGGAGCTATAGTTGGCAGTTCTGTAAATGCCTGAACTTTATCAAAAATTGCAGTTATATCAGCGTTTGATCTTGCATCTGATACCGCAATAGTTATAGCACTATTAGAAGTTACATGAATTACAGCACCACTCCTGGCAAAGCTAACACCAGATAAAGACGAAAATCCATTAATTATATTTGTTGCTATATCTTCAGAACTAATTCTATTTTCAGTAACGCTACTACCACTAGCAACAACAGGAGCAACAGCGGTTTGCACCGTTACCTCTGTATTGTTTATGTTTACTCTATATGTTTGGCCGTATGTAGCAGCTCTAACCCATATCAATGCTTCATGTGTAGTTGGCCTAGAAACAACAGGTGCTGTATCAGTAGTCATTGCTGGCACTTTTAACGTGTTAGTTATAAATGTAAAATCAGCAATAGTTACAGCTCTTAATTGTGTTTTTGCGTCAGTTATTGTTGATAAATAATTATATGCACCACTTACAGGATTTACAGTTTTTTCAGTTCCATCTAAATCGTAAACTTTTATAGAGCTAGATGAAATTACAGCTAAATATTCCTCAATTTTATCTCTTAAAATACTATGTATAAAACAATCGCCAAAAGTACTATTAGAAACTAATCCTATAGTTTCGCTGCAATCCCTTTTGCGTAAACCTTCAACGATAGATGACATTCCATTTATTTGTATTTCTGCCTGGGAAGGATCACGTTGGGCATCAGGTTGTTGACTAATCCCCTGGGCTAAATTTGGTATTGAATAACTTACTAATGAACTCATAGTCTATAAGCAGTACCTATTCTTCTTGTTGCTAATCCCATTGCTGGATCGTAAGTAGGAAATGGTAAATAATTGCGGCCACCAGTTAATATATTTGGAACTTCTTGTTGCTGCTCTACACGTTCTAAAACTACTAATGCGTCACTTTCATCTTGAGAAGTGTATTTAAATAAAGCATCAGATCCTAAAACACGAGCAGTAAATACTCTTGATGCTCTAATTGTTATCCACCTGTTATATGCTTCTGGTACATCATCCCAGGGTAACAACCATATAACATCGGCCTTTATTTCGGTTACTGTTTCTTCCATTATGTATCTTCGTTCTTGCAAATCATATATTCTTTGACCTCTTAACTGGTAACGGCCTGCATATAAATATGGATCTAATGCAAATTGCAAAATATTTTCTGGAACAGTAATCTCTTTAGTAATAGAATCTTTTTGAAATGGGTATTGAAATTCTGTATTCCAACTCCACCCTTTTGTTTGTCCTTCTTTATGAAATTCTAATATTGTTCTTTCCGCTTGCTTAGATTCATCTATTTGTTCAGTTTCTAAGCTATTAATAGGCTGTTCACCTATGTTTGCTAATAAAACATTAACAGCGTCAAGTAACGTAGTACGACCTTGTGTAACTGATTGGTTTTTAATACCCATAATTATTTACACATGTATTGCATTTATTCTACAAGAATAAGAAAAAAGAGCCAGTAAATGACTCTTTTATGACCAATGTATGCAATTTGATAATAACTTAAATTTAAGGAATTACAATTTTGCAAGCAGATTCAGCTCTTAGAACACCCATGCCTAATGCTTGACGAGCAACCATTAAGTCAGCTTGGTGCTGTACTCTAAACTCTTCACCTGTCATTTGTAGTTGTGGAGATAGTAAAGATACAACTCCTACAGCTTCCTTGTTAAAGATAAGCCCTTTGCACTTACTTAAGTTTTGTGCATAGTCAGAGTTGTGATCACCAGCTACTAATGAATAGTTTGCTTGTGTAACATGGTTAGACATTAAAATTGGAATACCAGCTACTTGCAAAGTACGACCATCAGCAATAGTTCCACTACCACCAAAGTCAGCGTTAATTGCTCTTGATGATTGAGTAATTAAGTAGTAATCTTCTGGCCCAAATACAGCACACATATCTTCGATGCTTACATCTTTACCTTCAAAGCCAACTCTTGCATCAAAAATAGCGTTTACAAGAGCATCGCCTTTTGCCTGACGAGTTGCACCAGAAGCCGTGTAATCTGTGCCAAGTGTTAATCCTTGACCAGTTCTACCGCTGTTGGATGATTTGTTTAGAGGCTCAGTAGAATTAGAAGCAGCAGCAAAAATCATTCTTGCAACACGCTTATCATATTCTACGGCTAAAGCTCTTCCCAATTCGGTTGTATAAATTTGCCTTACGTCAAAATAAGACATTAATTCATCAACCTCCAGAATTGCAACGTCTGCAACCATTAATGCGTCAAGATTAATGATGCGCTCGTTTAAATCTGAAGGATCGTTGCCGTCACCAGTAATGACAGTTCCTGGTTGATGATAGGAAGCACTTAACTTACCTGTAATTGGGAAGGCCACGGATTTGCCTCCTCTTATGTTTCTTTCTCTAGTTTTGCCCTTAAAAACGCAAGCTCTTTCAAAAGCGTCTAGAACTTCGGCAGAGCCGAGTTTGAGCATCAAGGCTCTATCTGTATCAAGACCAGTAGCCCCAGCTTGCCAGGTGGCAGCAGAACCCTTAATCTGACCCAGACGGCTAAGTGTTACAGCCATGTGGTTAAAAAATAGGTTTACAATTAATTTTTAGTTCGCCTAATTCATAAACAGCTACAGGTTGTCCACCTAGATGGGCCTGGTGCATGAAATGCTAACTGTTTTTAATATACTAAAAAACGTCTGAATTGAGTAGTATTTTTGCAACTTTATCTCTATATGCTTCATCAACGTCATATAACCTCTGTCCTTTACTGTTAGTTTTGTTCATTGCATCAAGCACTTGTTGTTTACTTTCGTATGTAGTTTGCGATGGCACGTTACCGCCTCCATATAATTTTGGTTCTACTACAGATCCAGGTGACTTCATTTGTGCTTGAAAAAATTTTAACGCCCATAATGCAGCTTCTTTATTTGTATCTGCAATTTTATTGTAATTATCTAAAGTTTGCTTATCTACATTTTTTTCTACCCATTGGGTAACTTCTGCAAAAGCTTCGTCACCTCCAATGGCATTTCTTACCTCAACACCATCTTCAGGTGTAAGTCCAGGCGCAGGCATTTGTGTTTGCTGTGCAGCATTTACATAATTTTCTACTACAGCTTTTGGTACATTAAATACTTCAGCTAATGTATCGTAATTTGCGCTAATGTCTTCTCCGTTATCAGCTCTTTTCATTATGTCAGCCATATCTACACCTTTTTCTGATAAAGCATCTACATATTCTTTGCCGTACAGTTCAGATGCAGCTTCAGCAGTATAATTGTCATCAGTTTGTTCTGCAGGTGGTTCTGGCGTTTCGTTTTGCGGTTGCTGTCCAACACGCTTTTCTAATTCTGTATATGCTTTTGCTAAATCTTCTTGAGTATTAAATTTACCCAAAATTTTGTCATT